CGGATGGCAGCAGACTGCTGAGAGATGCCACCAAGGAAGGTCGGCACCTGGACGGAGTAGGTCGGCATAGATCAGTAGCGAGGGGCTTTACGGATAGTGGCCGGAAGGTAGTGCGAGCCGGTGATCCACGGGAACGTCGGGTCGTCCATCATCGTGTACTGACCCTCCTCGATGTCGTGGTTGATCAGCGCACCTCGAGCCTGAGACTCCTCAAGCGCAAGAGCTCGTGCGCTGTCTTGCGAGCCCACGGTGCGCGTGTACATCTTTCGGGCCGCGCGGCAGGTGATGTACTCCTTGGCTTGCTCGGGCAGTTCGTCGAAGTCGATGTACAGCACGAGGCAGCCGGTGACGGCTTGGCCGATGTCGAACGTCCCGCGGTGACGGTCGTAGAGCTTGTCGCCACGGACCGTCAGGCCCTGGTAGTCGTACGCCTTGAAGCGCACAGTCCCCGCAGGGATCGCCACCTCCCCACTCACACCATCGGCAGAGAAGGTGTGATTGGGGTTGGTGTTGAAGTGCCACCCCTCCCCCTGAACCTGTTGGTCTGTCTCCTCAAGGACCGCAACGGCCATACGCGTCGTGGCACTCGTCGGTCCCTCGAGGCTGTTGGAGGGCTTCTGCCCACAGGCAACGAGGATGCGGTTGACGGCTTGAAGTTTGGTCAGACTCATGGTTCAGGAGGAGGGGTCAGAGATCACGGAAGCGCGAGCTCGATGGCGCACTCACTGCGAAGGATGCCGGTGCCGCTGATGAGGCGGGCCACAACGAGATCCTGCTGGTACTCCGTGAGACGGTCGGTCTCGACGGTCACACCTTCGCGGTAGACCGTGCCGACGGCGTCCCTGTGGAAGCCGATGGCCTGGGTCTTGGTGAAGTCACCGTTGTAGGTGTTGTAGTCCACACCCGTGCGGGTGTCCGCAGCCACCAGGGTGCTGGGGATGTTGTTGGACATGAAGATCTCGAAGCCGTAGGCGCGGTCGATGATGCCGCTGGCTTGAGAGCCGTTGCCGCCAGGGTTCTTGTCGACGTTCAGGAACGAACCGTCAGCAACAAGCTGGTAGTACATCGACGGGCGAACCGCGAATGCAATGTCCGTGGAGCGCACGTCTTTGGATTCAAACTCAATGGCAGCGTCACGCATCGCGTTGAGCATGACCGTGGCGCTCGTGTCCATGTTGGCTGCGGTGATGACATGACCATCACGGCCCGCGTTCTCAGCGGCGGTGAAGGGGTTGGCACCACGGGCGGCAAGGACGAGGACCTGAGCAATCTGCTGGTCCATGCCACGCGACAGCGCGTAGCCGACCTGGGCCGCGTACTCCGAACGGAAGGGAGCGTGGGCGATCAGGGTGTCCCAGTCGTCCACCGTGAAGCTCGAGATGAGCGGGCGGTCGACCGAGATCTTCTTCTCGGCGCTCTCGATGTTCGAAAGGTACGGATCGGTGTTGTCCAGCAGGGACTGACCGCGCTCGTGCTTACGAGCGGTGGCCTTACCGATCAGCGGGAACTGGTGGGACGCACCGGCGCCGACGTTCATCGAGCGGGTACGGGCGAGGAACTGGTTGTTCTCCATCATGGCGGCGAGGACCTCGCCGGAGAACATGGTGAGCGCCAGATCGAGCGGGTCACCGGAAAGCTGGTTCGCGGTGGGGATCGTCGGCGCGACGTCGTTGGGGAAAGGCATTGGAGTACCTTGGGAAGGGTGTCAGAGGAGACAGAAGGGGGTTTAGCCCGCGATGCCGCTCTGGCGTCCTCGGGCTACCCACCTTGGTGGACCCGCTGCCTTGAGGCTTCTTGGGTGTTCGGTTGAGATCAGTCGTTCGGCGACTGCACCGCCTTGCGGACGGTCTCGAGTACTTCCTGCGAGAGGTGACGGATGCCGTCTTGTTGCCCGCGGAGCTCCCCGATTTCTTTTGCTTGCCGCGCTTGGCTGCGAGACAGATCCATCACCAGCTTGAACAGGTACGTGACTGCCGCTGCGAGCGATGTGCCTACTGCGACCAGCATGGTTTGTAGAAGGTCGGAAGGCGGCATTTGGTCGGGAGCGAGCATTACTTGTAGTAGCGGAGCCAAGCACAGACGACGCACGGGCCAGAGGTCCCGGACGACGAGGTGGTACGGAACGTGAGCGTATCCCCAGACACAACTGTCACTGGGGAGGCGAGCGTGTTGACCGCTTTGGTGCCGGACGAGACCGTGACGTTGGCGGAGGCACCTTGCAGCACGCCGGAGATGTTGAGCTCGACGGTCGCGGTGCCTGCACCGATCACAAGAGTCATGGCAACGACTTCACAACTCCAGCCACTGGGGACGTACACGGGCACACCCCTGCCGCTGGGCGTGTTGGCTCCGTTGCCAAATGCCCACTCATACGTGGTGTTGCCGAGAGGCGCGTTTTCTTCGGCCCAGATCGGAACGTGGTACTCCTGGGTCGACCACGACGGGGCTGCGCCTGAGCCGTTTGAGGTCAGCACCTGCCCAGTGGTCCCGGGGTTGCTGTTGATCGCGAAGTCGGACGCGCCGGCAAACAGCAGGTTGATCCGCGTGCCGGTGTTCAGGAGCGTGACCGAGTCCGTGCCGGCAGACTGCGCCTTCCATGTCGCGGACGGAATCGCAGGGTTCAGCAGGAACTGAGCCGTGTTGCCGCTGCCGGCGTTCAGGTCGACAAAGAAGCTGTAGCCGTTGTCCCCGTCGTCGATGGTCCGGCTCGCGGTCATCGTCTGGTTGGCGTCCGCAAGCGGGGTGGCGTCTTCGACAGCGGTCTCGAGCGACTGTAGAGCTCCCTTGATTGTCTGGCTGTCAGGAATCGTGGTGCCCGTAAACGTGCCGAGATCCTCATCACCAAGCGCAACACCCGTCAGAGCGGTGATCTCGTTGTTGACGTCGTTTGCGCGGCCCGCGCCCATGACGATGCCTGCGCCGTTAGTGTTCGCGTGCGTGATCAGCGCAACCTTCTGCACGAGGTGCGCGGGGTCCGTGGGCCGCGTCGTTGTGAACGCGCCTGCTGTTGTCGGGCTGACGTACAACGCGTCACCGGAGGAGAACGACGAGGTGTTGACGTCCTCAAACATGCCGGACGCCAGCACAAAGCCATCAGCGCCCGGCGCAATGTCCTGGTCCGCAAGACCGATCGCCGGCATCGTGCTCGCGCTGTCAGCCCTGGCAAGCGCCACGGTGGCAACACCGCCGCCGTTTGAGCCGCTGACGTAGACAGCGCGGGTGCGGGTGATTGTCGACCCAGTGTCGTTGTGGACTGGGATTAGGACATGGTCACCCGCAACCCTCCACTCGGTGCCGTCGTAGACACGAAGCGCAAGGTAGTCGGTGTCGTACCACAGGTCGCCGGTTGCTGGATCGCTGGGCGCAGTCGCACTGACCGAGACGGTTGCCTGGGCTACATCTCCTTCCACACGCGTTAGCCTTGCGAGCAACTCCTGTGAAAGGGGATCAACCATCGTCAGGAGTTGTGTAGGCGCGTCAGCGCCGCCGTGGACAGCGGACGGGAGAAGAGGCAGATGTCATCCATGCGCCCCTCGAAGTCGTTGTCGGTCAGATCTGCGGGATTAAACGCGCCAAGCACAAACGGGCGCGCAGCGTCCAATTGCGGAACAGCCAGAGTGGGCGACACAGCCTCGGCAGTGTTGTCCCAATAGATCGTGGCACCGCTGCCGGTGTAGACGGCGGCGATGGTGTACCAAGCGTTGAGAGCAGGCTCGCTGCCGAGCTCGACTACAAGCCTCTCACCCGCCTGGCCGAGCCCTTCGTGGATAAGGCTGCCAAACGGGCCGTTCATCGAGAGAGCGACACCAGTCGTCTCGGAGGTCTTCTTGCCGCCCATGATGTTGCGGAAGCCTGCATCGCTGGTCGGATAAACCTTGGCCGAGAACGTGTACGCCTTGCCGTTGAGCAACGCCGAGGTCAGCATTCCGCCAGTGGTGAAGCTAAGGACCTTGCCGCGGGTGCCGTCCGTGACCGTCGTCTGGCTGTAGATCTCAGCGCCAGAGCCGTACAGGTCGACGAACTTGTTCTCAACGTCCGACCACTGGAAGCGGTAGTTGTAGATGGTGGGGATGTCGACGAGCGGTGCGACGACTCGAGCGGCGTCGGTGCCAAGCTGGATGTAGCCAGGGCCGGTGAAGTGGCGGTCGTTGTCGTTGCTGTCGAGCGCCGTGACCGGCACTAGGTCAAGACGGTCAATGGTCTGGGAGGCGCGCGTCAGCGCAGTCTGGTAGTCCTCAAAGTACCACGCCTGCTTGACCCAGAAGTCCGCGATCATCGGCATGACGACAGCGATGTTCTGACCATCGTGGATGGAGGAGCGCCAGTCAGCAATAGCCGTCGTCAGGTCGGTCAGGAACGTGTCAGCAGAGTACGTCTGGTGCGCGATGGCGTCGACCGTACCCATGGAGTGGTAGATCGAGACCGGCACAGCCTCCGGGTAATCCTCGAGCACGCCGTTCATGGCGTCACGGAGCTCCGTCCAAGCGGGGTCACCGCTTCTCCAGTTGCCGGCAGACTGCGAGCTCCCAGAGACGGCACGGCCAACAAGGATCATTTTCTTGATCCCAGGGAACATCCGCTTGCGCTCCTTCAGATAGGCGAGCGCAGCGCCAACACCACCGACCGGCTCCTCAACCTCCATCTGGAGGGGGTTCTTCGCCGCCATGACCTCGCCAGCAGCAGGCACAATCTGGTCGTCACGAGAGTTACCCCACGAAACCTCGAGCAGCCCAGGCCACGGCTCATCGCCAGCCTGGGCGGCGTTGCCGGTGGTGGCGTCGTCTTGGCCGGTCGCTTGAGAGTCTCCGGCGAAACCGTGAACTTCGACCTCGGCCCAAGCGCGGCTGGTGTTCTCGGAGCGGGAGGCGGCCTCGATGGCGCTGACGACGTCGGGACGGGTGCGGGTCATTGGTGCAGGGAGGGGTGCAGTGGGGAGCCCGCAGACACGCGTCTGAGGGTGGACATAAAGGTGGAGCCCGCTCGACCCTGGGGAGGACAGGGGAGCGGGCTCCGAGCGGTTCTCTCACAAACCACAACACGGCCCAGCGGCTGGGTGCCGGGCTGTTCGCAGTGTACTACTCTGTGGGAGCTTGGCGGCGCCTTCTTGCAGAAATTGTCGAGGCACCAGCACCGAGCCCGCCACCAGCAGCAAGCAGAAGGATCTCCAGTAGACCGAAGGCAAACTGCTTACCGCGCTGCTGGAACTTTTCGCGGTCAGCGGTGATAAGCGCAGCAGCCTCCTCAGGGATTTCCTTGAGGCGCGCTTCGGCGAGCTCAAGCGACTGCTCGATCAAAGCGTCGTAGCCGTCCTTGTCGATCTCGCCGGCAGCATACAGGTCTTGCGCTTCCTCGAGGTCGGCTCGCATCTGCTGGCGCGTTTCGGCCACACGCTCCTCGACCAAGGTCAGAGGGGCGCAGGACACCGCCACCAGCGGGAGGCAAACGAGGAGGCTTCTCATCAGTAGCCCTTCTTCGTCTTGGGCTTGCTGGTCTTCGGCTTGGACTTCTTCTTCATGTCAGCGTTTCGCGGAGCGAATGTTGGAGCGGGAAAGGCGGTCCTCGACAGACTTCTGGAAAGCCTTGTCGGTCTTGTAGCGGGGATCCATTAGCGCCTGATGGAACTCACTGGCGCTTTGGAACGGGGGCTCGCTGGTGACGGCGTTGGTCGTAGCCTTCAGGGTTTTGACTTGGCTGCCACCAGCCTGGGCCACGAGCCCACGAATGATCGTGGTCTGCCCCGCAACGGAGGCGCCGGCAAGGTCGCGGTTAATTTGAGCGATCTCCTCGGCACCCAAGTTGTGCTGGGCCCACTCGAGCGCACCCTGCACGGTGTCCTTGCCACCCAGTGCGTCGTACACCTGCGCTTGCTGCTGGGCGCGGAGCGCCATCTGGCCGGCGTAGAACTGGTCAACCATCCCCCTGTCGACAAAGCCCGCCGAGGCAAGCGTGGCGTAGTCCTCATCGGTGATTTGGCCGCCAGACTTGAGGATGCGCTCGCTGACCTCCTGTAGCGCCGCTTGGTCGACGGCAGGCGCCTCAGGCTCAGGCGCAGGCTCAGGAATCTGGAGCTCGACCGGGGATTCTTCAGTCGGTGCGGGCTCGGGGATCGCCGGCGTTTCCGGCTGCTCGACAGCCTCGACGGGCTGCTCAGGTGTTTCGTTCTCCATCACTGTGCTTGTTGCTGGATCGAAGCATCAATGGCGGGGCCGACAGCCTGCTGGGCCATCATCGCGCGCATCTGCTCCTCTTGCTGCTGCGCGAGCTCCTCCTCCGTGAGGACGTACCGAGCCGCGTCGAGATTGTACCCAGTGGCAAGGTCGGTAGCGACGTTCCGCACGTTGATGATCTCGCTGACTCGGTCAGGACCGACAATCTGCATCATCGTGCCGAACATCTGCGCGATCCTCCCGACCATGTGGTTACGGGAGATGGCGTCGAGGCCCGTGGCAATGGCCGGCTCGACCTCTTTCGGCAGCGTGATCTCGCGCTCGCGCTTCATCTTGCGGAACAGGTAGAAGACGATCGGTGCCTGCACCGTGTCCGCCAGGGAGGTGTACACACCGCCCAGCGCGTCTTCGAGTTCCTGCGCCATGATGCGGATCTCCTCCGCGGTCACGCGCTCCCCGCTTCGCTGGATGCTGGAGTTCAGCAGGAACGAGCCCTGGAGCTCGGCGACAATACGGTCCCGCTGCGCCATGGCAAAGTTCATGTCGTACCCCTTGTCGGTACGGATGACGCCAACGTCCGCAGGGTCTCCGGCCACGATACCGAGGTTCGGGGTCTTCGCCAGCACCTGCGGCTTCATGATCGAGTTCGGTCTGACAGCCCAAATGGTCTTTGCCATGGACAGCGCCGACTCGGTGATGCTTCGCGAGAGGCGCTCCAGCGACAGCAGGTGTCCGTCGTAGTCCTCGACGTAGGAACGACCGTACGAGCACTGCGGCTCCGCGGCAAAGCGCAGGGGGATGAGCGGCAGATCCTCAGGCTTGAGCGTCACGGGGTCCGAGACCGGAAGACCCTCGACCTCTTCGCGGAACTCAAAGTCTCCGTTCTCCGTGCGGATCGCTCCCGTGAACACCGAGAAGGACTCGAGCATGCGCTGGCTGCCCGTCTTGTCCCGCTGGATCTTGTCGATGGCAGCGACCGCCTCTTCGCCAAGCTGCATCAGGGCACCCTCACGGCTCAGACCCTGCTTGAGAATGACCGCTTGCAGCGTGCCGTCGTCGTCTCGAGCGACCGCGTAGTTGTGCAGGGAGTACGCAGCAGGCAGCCCGCCAGGGCGGTCGTAGATCAGGGCGTTGCCCGTCACCACAAGGAGGCGCATAGCCTCGGCGATAGCAGGACGCCAGCCGCTCTTGTCGAACTTGGACAGCGCCTGCTTCTCAATCCGGTTGAGCTCTTGGTCCAGGGCCGCAACACCCTCCAGCCCTTCAGACTGCTCCAGCCGCGCCCGATCCTGCTCAGTCACAACGAGGCGCATGAACGGCATCGTCGGCGGGAACAGGGTCAGCATCAGCTTGGACGTCAGCATGTTGACGCCCTTTGCCCCGATGCTTTGGAAGTTCTGCGGCAGCCTGTGGCGGCTGACACCCTCCCGCGGGAAGACGGTGGGGATGGTCAGCACCGCGTTCCGCACCCCGCGCTCCACCCACTCCGTGCGGTCAGTCTCCAGTTGGTGATAGAGATTGGTCAGGAGTTCCATGTGTCAGGAGGGGATGAAGAAGTTGGGCGGGAACCGGAGCGAGTACTGACGCAGCGTGTTCGGGTCGAGTCGCTCTCGGCGGACAACCTCCTCCGGCGCCCCGATCTCTGAAGCGCCTTCGCGTGCCGGGGGAGGAGCCATTGGGCGCGGCGGCAGCTTGGGCGTCTTCGGGGTCGGGGGTTTGAGGCACATATCAGAGGTCGTCGATCGCTTGATCCGCCGAGGGTCGACGGGGCTGGGAAGTCGGGGCATCCTCCACGGGAGCCGGTCGCAGGTTTAGGTAGGCGTCAAACTGGGCCACAAACCAGTCGTAGACCTCTTGACGCCCCAGTGTGCGTGCAGCCCCGATGGGACCTTCGCGCTCGAGGGTTTCCGCGAGCTCGTGGGAGGAGTGGTCGAAGCGGTCAGCCGCCTCGCGAAGAATCTTAGGGATGTCCGAAGACCTCCCATCGTTAATGGTGTCAGCCATTGGGGTTATATACCTTGGGGTATACGCTCAGGGGGTCCAGAGTACAGGTTTAGAGGTTTTCAGGTCGTACTCGCCGGGACGGAGAATCCGTGCCAACCGGCCCTGGACAAGGGCGTCCTCTTCGGTCTGACCCCCTCGGGAGAAAGCGGCGACAACTCGAGCCCACTTGGCGTCGAGTTCCTCGCCCTCCACCTCCGCCAAGATCTTGGCCGCAGTCACCTTGCCGACTCGCGGGCACCCGCCGTAGCCGTCGACCGAGTCGCCGGTCAGAACTTGGCCGAGCCAGTTGTCATCCGCCTCTTCCTCGGTCAGTGGCCCACGAATCTCAAGGTCGTGATACGGCGACACAATGGCAACGCCCGGGATGGTGAGCATGTCCTTGTCGCTTGCCACGAGGTAGTCGACGTTAGGTGACAGGATCCCCATGACGTCGTCCGCCTCCAAGCCGGGCATCATGAAGCACTCGTACTCCTCCTCGAGCCACTCGATCGCAGCGCCGTAGGCCAGCGGCTTTCGCGTCGTCTTTCGGTGCGACTTGTACTCAGGGTAGATGTCTTTCCGAAAGTTGTGGCTTGGGTCGCTCATAGCGAACTGCACCACATCGGCACCCGTGCGGTCCTGAGCCTGCTTGATCTTGTGCCGGATCGTTTGCTTGACCTCGTCAAGGTCAGTGTCCCAGGTGTACCAAGAGCCGAAGCAAGTCTCGCGCATGCAGCCAGAGCACGAGCCGTAGCAAATTTCGTCTGCGTCGTAGAGGAGTGTGGTCATGTCAGTGGGTGTCCTTCCAAGAGGCGCCGAAGTCCACGCTCCCCGTGACAGGCACACGGAGCTCAAGGTATTCGGTTACAAGGTTGAAGGCCGCCTCGACAGCCGCGGTGTAGTTGTCCTCGAGCCCAGGGCGAAGGCTTCCCTGGATCTCGTCGTGAACGTGTCCGGTCTGGAGGAAGTCCCGACCTGGGGTGACTCCAAAGCCGGGCAGGATGCTTTCAAGCACCACAGGCACCCATCGCATGACCGTGGCCCCGGCGGACTGGAGCAGAGAGTTCAGCGCAGCGTGGCTGTGCCTGATCCCCACGCGCCGGCCATCCAGGGAAAGGATTGAACCCGACTCCCCCACTTCAGCGGCAATCTTGTTCATCAGCGGGTCGAGTCCGTTAATGTTCTTCCGCATGGAAGCGCGAATGCGCTTGCCGAGGTTAGAGCCTTTGCCGAACGTCTTGCCAAGCCGCATGTCGCCAGCACCGTACAGCAGCGCATAGGTGACCGTCTTGCCGGTGTCTCGGTCGCACGGAATGACCTCGCTAATTGCTCGTGCATGGATCGAGTGCGGGTCAGTGCCTTGGGACTTGTCGCCCCGCAGCACCGCTTCGGCGTACCGTCCACCATCAAACTCGGCCAAGTAGTGCGCGAGCATGCGGAGCTCTAGGCCGTCGGCATCAAAGCCAGCTTGGACGTAGCCCCGAAAGGGGATGAACATCGAGCGCAGTTCCTTGCCGTAGGGCTTCCGGATCGACGTCACGTTCCCCGTGTTCGGCTTTGAGTGCGCGCAGCGGTGGGTCACCGTCCCGATGTGTAGGCAGCGCCCATGCAGCACGCCGTTCTTGTCAGCAAGACGGAAGTATCCCGTCGGGCCGTCCTCGAGCACAGCGATGCGGCTGTTGCAGATGTTCCACTCAAGCGCAGCACCAGCCTCAGGGTAGATGTCCGACAGGTCCCGCAAGATGTCCTCGTGCATCGCCGGCTTGCCTGATGCCGTGAGCTCCTTTGGCGCCCACCCGTACTTCTTGATGAGGCGCGCAGCAAGCTGCTGGCGTGACCCTGGGTTGAACGGGATCAGCTTGTGGTCGCGGAGCTCCCCAGTGTCCTTGTCTCGGTAGCGGCGCTGCTTGCCCGTCGAAGTCTTCGAGTACATCTGCTTGACTGGAGGGAACGCCTCGTGGATCGCCTTCTCCGCTAGGTCTCGCTTGATGCGAAGATCCTGTAGCAAGCGCTCGCCAGCCCTGCGGTCTAGCTGTACGCCGCGCTGCTCCTGATCAAACAGCTGACCAGCAAACAGATGCTCGAGCTCAACGGTGGTCAGCCCGCCAGCCTCGAACTCAGGCAGGCGCTTGATCAGCACGCGGTAGAGCCTGAGGTTGACCTCCACATCCCGTATGCAGTAGGTCAGCATCTCCTGCGTGAACGTGCTCCAATCGTCCGGCTGCTCACCCTTTGCTAGGCCCAGCCGCTGACCCCATGCAGCGATCGAGTGCTGGCCGATGTACTTGCCGTCAAGGCGGTCTTCGCTGTGAAGCGCAAAGTCACGCTCCTTGCGGTCTGAGTACACAAGCCGCGACAGGACCAGCGTGTCCAACATTCTCGTGCGGTCTTGGGTTACGTGAGTGCGGCCCACGTAGCCAAGCTTGGCGAGTACCGGAGCATCGTACTCCAGGATGTTGTGACCGCTGGTCCTGTCCGCCGTTCCAAGGTAGGCGACACCTTCTTTGAGCGTCCCGTGACACGGAGCAAACTCAGGGTTGTTGTGGTACGCGCGGACCTGACCCGTGTCTACGTCGGCTGCGACAAGGCAGTGAATCTTCGTGACGTCGGACAGCAGGTTGTCTGTCTCAAGGTCGTACAGAAGAGTCGTCATTGCGCTGACTCAAAGTCCTCAACTGCTCCAAGGCTTTGCAGTTCCAGGAAGCGACGCAACCCTTCGGTCTGACGCGGGTTGCCACGGAACCAACCTGTGCCGTCCACGCTTTCAACGCCAAGGTGATAGCACTCGTACAAACGACGAGGACTGTTCACGCGTCCGACATGCACACGCAAGCCAGACTGCATCCACATTTCCAGCGACTCCCACTTCCAATCAGTGCTGCCGCCAATGAAGAGGACTGACGGCGACGGGTTCAGGTCTTTGAGCGTGTCTAGCGTCATTCCGTCTTGGCACGCAAATGCCAGCGGCCACCCTGTTGCAGCCTGAAGCGAAGGCGCCTTGGCGTTCCAGAGCTCGACCGTCGCAGCCGCGTCGCCGACGACATCGGGACAGACAATCCAGAGCGGCGGTGTGTCTTTCGACATCGCCCACGCGACAAGCGCGTTGAACTTCTCCCAGTCAAACGCCTCTTCTTTGAGAAACGCACTGTAGGCGCCATTGTCTAGTGCGTACGGAAGGTGCTTATACGGGCCGCGCTGCCCGCCTACCGAGTACAGATGCGCTAGACCCCCGTACTTGCCTTGCCAGAAATGGACCTCAGCCTTCGAGTTGTTTGACGGCATCACAATCATCGAAGCCCAACCTGCTTATGCGTTTGCGTGGACAGCGTCCACTGGGGGTGTTCAAGACAGTACTGGACAGCCAGCCGTGTGTTGTGCTCAACCTCCGCACCGTCAATAGGCTGTAGCGAAAGGCGGCTGTACAGCTTGGTGTCGATGTCTGAAGGCTGCAAACCTTCTTGAGGATACGCCAGCTTCAGCTCATCTGCCGATGTCACCCGCAAGCGCGTCCCAGCTTTCGGGCTGACACACAGCCAGTCAATTCCAGTTGGCGGCAGAAGAGTGCCGTTTGTTTCGACATGCACCTCAAAGCCTCGAGCGCGGACCGCGAAAGTAAGCGAAGCGTCTAGCTGTAGCAGCGGCTCGCCTCCCGTAAACACGACAAGCGGGCGAGCTCGCGC